ATCAAAATACGATGCCATTCTAGTTGGTTCATAATAAACCGCTTTTTGATATAATTCATTATCAATCTTTTTCCATTGATTTTGTAAGTAGAAGGTTTGTTGTGCCTCTAATTTTTTTTGATCTAACTCATTTTGATCTAAATTGTCAAAAGATTTTGGATCGATTATATAAGCTGGTGACCTTGATTCATTACCTAAGACACGACCTAATCTTTGAAATACTGTTAATTTTTTTTCCATATTTTTATATTACATATTCACACTCAACATACGGCGGAAATAAATAATCGTTTTTATCAATAACCCATTCTCTTATTTGTACATATGTGGTTAAGTTATCACTATCAATAGAACATGATGGTTCGTTTAATAATTTACCTTCAAAACGATTTTTAAATACCTTTGATGTTGTATTTTGTCTAACAACACCAGTACCATTTATTTTTGAAATAACAACTCTTTTGGTAGCCATTTATTTTATTATTACAATATTACGAAAATAACCATGAAAAGTCACGTGTATTTTTCAAATTATTATTATTATTATTATTATTATTATTATTATTATTATTTGATAATTCTGTTGGATTATTATATATTTTACCTGGTTTTGGTTGTGTTGTTATTGTGGTATCTTCAATAATATATGTGGGTGTTTTTTGATGGGTTGTTGTTGATGTTTTCCAACTATCCAACATAGCCTTAGTCATATTATCGGACTCGTGTAGTCTTTTAAAAGACGTGTTAGCCACAAATAAACACATACCTAAAGCCATAATTAAATCATCATGAGAACCTTTCATATGATCAGGTCTACCATTTTTATAAATGAATTTTTTTAATTCAGCAATTAAACGCTCACTCCTAATTTTAAAATCACCTCTTGATACAGCTTCTTCTAAAGCCGCGATAATCTGACTCCTCCTATTTTTAGATGCAAAATTGATACCTGGTATCGCATCAGGTGATGGAACAAAGTAAATATCATTTTCACTAACATTGTCATAATGTAGTAAAGATTTTGGGTAATTAAGTTCCTTTAATTTTTGAGTTGTGGCTATACCCATACCACCAGTTATATCAAAAGTGGATAAAGCATTGTACATTCTACCATAATGATCAACTAATTGTGCGGCAATATCTGGTGGTACCTTACCATGATATTCGAGTACTTGTTCAAATGTATCATAATCAATAATACACATACCCGTAGCATCCTCAGAATCACCACGCGAAACATCACAACCCAATAAATATCTGTGACCTTTTTGGGGCATTTGCCAAACCCATAAATTATTTTCCCATTCAGTATCTTTATAGATTGGTGGTATTACATTTGTTTCTTCTTGTTTTCTTAAAACTTGACCTTCGATTACGTTATCACCTGAACCGATAAACGCGCACTCTAACTCTTGGTTAATCATACGTTTATTTAAGTTCATATCACGACACATGTTTTCATACCATGTTGAATGTGGTCTATAACCTTCTTCTAGTAATTTTAACATAACATCAATATGAAATGTAATGGCTGATTCAATTACCTCTTCAGTTTTTTCATTTTCAGGTTTTTGTATCCAAGATATAATATCATTGGTTTTAATTAATCTTAAATCTTTATTGAAACGTGGGTCTTGCCACCATTTTAAGTGTGTAATTTTAAATTTATTGGTTCCGCTGATTGCACCTTCATAAGCTTCATAATAAATTTCATCTAAACCATTTGGTGTTGATATTAAAAAAGCTTTACCCCCAGTACCAATCGCCGCCAAACACGCTGACCATAATGCTTGACCACCTTCAATGAAGGCAGCCTCATCTAATATCATTATAGTGGGTGTGTAACCACGCAAAGCATCCGTAGATGTTGCAACGGCTTTTAATTCAGACCCATTAGATAATTTGACGTGCTTTTGAGATGCTTTATCGAATGAGACGATAGACCAATCAGGTAGTTGTTTTATAAAATTAGTAATTTTATTTAAAAATTCAACTGCAGTTTCTTGTTTATTAGCTAGAATTAGGACTCTTTCTGGGTTATCGGACAATGCAAATGCCGTTTTAACAGCTGCATATGCGGCTGTTACCGTTGAAATACCAGCTTGTCTGTACTTTAATACTAGGTTGAATCTATTAGCCTCATAATTACTTATAAGTAACTTTTGTTTATCAAATAATTTAAATGGCACAAACCCCTCTTGTGTTTTATCGAACGTTTCAAAATAACTTTCGATAGTATAAGATGGATCTGCAGCACATTTAGCATACTCTAATAATAATTGTCTTTTGTCTGTAATACTCACAAATTGTTTTCATATAAATATCTTTTATTTTAGAAATAGTCAGATGGATTAATATCATCATTACTAGAATCATTAAGAAACTGGTAATTACTAATCTTTTTTCTAATATCTTTAACCATAAAATTAATCTCTTTTTTAGCTAATTCTGGATTATTTAGTACATTATACATAAATTCATTAACAAAAGTTTCGGAATCCATTTTAAAGATATCCATAATAATTAATTTTTTAATATCATAATCATCAACGCTAATTAAACTATGGAAACTATTCCAAATATTCGCACCAAATCTAATTTCCCACAATTCTGACATAATAAAATCAGTTTCATCGGCAATATCCTCCCTCATATTTTGAATGCCAGGTATTGATAAAAGTGTTATAATAGCTTTTGTGATTTCATGAATTAATATCGGTGTACTAATCGCTTTAGCCTCAATTATTGGTATATCACCATCGAAATTAATTCTGCAGTATCCAGCATTTGAGGAATCATCACCAGAAGATAGACCTGATTGAAATTGATCATCATCTATTGTAAAATAGATTAAATCATTTGCAACTAAGGCTTTTTGATAATTATCGGTAATACCTGGGCATAATTTATTAAACTCATCAGCATACAAATGAAAAATATAATGTGATTTTAATGCTGAACCCTGAGATAACGCATTAATTGTTCTTTTTTTAAGAACATCAAAATCAGTTGATTGTATAAAATCTTCTTCAATTTTTTGTTCCTTATCTATTTCACCTGGGAAACTACAATCACCAGGATTAACCAACTCTAAATCAAAAATAACTTCATCATTTGATAAATTAAATTGTTCCCTACCAATTTTTTCCGCTAATTTAACCAATTCTAATCTTTTTGGTTTTTCTTTACCGAGTATCATGGAACCATTTTTAGCAGCATTTATCATAACATCGAATGGATTGATATTAGTTATATCGGTATTGAAACTTCTATTATATGAATTAGATAGTTCTTTAAATCTACTTTCAATTAAACTTTCTTCATATAATTTAGTGGGTTCATTTGATTTATCATAATAAGGCATATTAGCCATCGTGTGTTTTTTGTCTGCAACACGATTTAATATTTTTTTATTAATGATTTTTGAATAACCAGTTAAATCAATATTTACATTTCTCATATATTAAATTTATAAAAAAGCAAATATACGAAATATATTTTTAATATACAAACATTATTATGCTTGCGGTTTTGGTTTAACCTGTGGTTTAGGAAATTTAATTTTTGAAGGATCCTTTGTTGGTGTTACTGTTGGTGTAATAACGGGCGCTTCTTTTTCTGTAAATTTTATCATATTATTTATCTTTTAAAAAATCTAAAACTTCTTTTTTTGAGATTTTTGGTGTTTCTGATTCTGCAATAATACGAAAAATATTTTCATTTACCAAATTTTGGTCTATTTTTTCTTCATTTTCTTCACTTTCCTCGCTTTTTTCACTAATAGATGTCTTTAAATCACTAATAGATTGTGTTAGATTATTAATTGAATTGGTAACATCATCAACACTTTTTTTAGTGTTTTGATCTATATTAATTGGTAATTCACCCTCTTCTTTTAGTTTGTTTAAAAATTCTTGTTTTTTCATGTTATATTTTTTTATTTAGTTTTTTTTATTTCCAAATTAATATCTCTAGCATATAATTTTGATAAAACACTCTCAGACTCCTCCCCAAAGTGAAAAACTAATCTCTCATCATTTTCTGGTGTTTCTTTTTCCCAACCTAAGGCTATTATTTTTTCTAAACAATCGTACATTGAAAAGTTGTCTGATGATAATGCTAAATCAAACTCCAAATGTTCTGTTTTTAGTGCGCCAACACCAATAATTGAGTTTACAGGTGGTGGTGTAACAACGCCACTAGATGCTGGTTGAACGTCCCAATCATCACCCAAATCAATATCAGTATCTTCGGAAAATAAAAATTCATAGGTGTATTCGCCTTTATAATTTTTATTAAGCGGGTTTATATAAGTTAATATCATTTTTATTTTTTAATAATTTAATTTACTTACAATTACAAATTTAAGCTCTTCATTATATAAATTAACTTCACCATTTCTTTCAATTTTTAAATCAATATAGTAAATTTGTGGAACCATCCATGACGTATCAATTGTGAAATTATTTGAATTGTAAGTTTTATTTACATTTTGCCAATCTAATATTTCAACTTGATTATTACCTTGTTTAATGTATAAACGATAAAAAACATTCGTTACAATATCTTGTTGTTCAACAGTATATGGTTTTCTTAGATGGACATATATTTTTCTTTTTTCACCCTGTTTTATTTTTTCATCTTGTTTTATACCACTTAATGAAACACCATAGTTTGTTGGTTCAGTTATTTCGGCACCTATTTGATAGTAATCATTATCTTGTTTTGGTACAAATTTTAAAGTAATTGGTGATTTGTTAACACTGTTGATAGTAATACCAGACCATATATCTCTATATTCGGTATATGAATCAAATATGGTGTCATCTGCAAAAAATTCAACATAATAAACGCCTTTTGTTTGTTGCTTTACAACCAATGGTGATTGTAATGTTATATTTTGTATACCACATGTTGGTAGTTGATCTAAATTTGTTGGATTCCCGTCAACATTAACATATAAATACAATCTATTTATTTTATTTAAATAAAAATCAATACGATCATCTTTGATATGATCATTATATCTTGTTTCAATAAATGGTTCGAAAAAAGATTGTGTATGTCTGGTAAATAAACCTAAAGCAAATGTTTTTCCTGGATCTAATGACTCAACAGCATCAGTATATTTTAAGCAAAAACCTTGGTAATTATAAGTTATGCCTGTTTTTGTACCATTTACTGTTATACCGCTGGTCACACCACTTGTTATTAAACCATTAACAAAATTAGTTATATCAATACTAATATCCTCACTACCTAAATCAAAATGTTGTGTATTAATAACACTACCTAACGTACCACCCGATGTTATAAACTCATTTATATATGTACCGCTAATCCAATTAGACGGCTCTGAGTTATAATCGCGATCGTATGGCTTGCTTGTTAAACTTTTATCGAAATCAAAGCCCATACCCTCGTCCCAAAATTCACGAAAGGGTCTTATTTCTAAATCGAAAGATGATGACCTATATTTGTCACCAAATAATAAATTATTATCATCTGATAATACTTGTGATATATCAAAATTTGATGTATTTTTTATTTTTAAAAAATGTTTAGTATCATTATCTATAATTATTTCTTTCTGTGTTACTTTTTCTTTAATTTCATAAAAAGAACAGTAAAATAAAAATCTACTAATTTTATCACCAAAATACAATTCAGAAACAGGATTTCTACCAGTATTAATTGTAGAATTTTCTATAATTGTATTGTTTTTATCAAAGTATGTACGATATATTCCCATGTTAATAAATAGTTTAATCCGTTCTGAAGTTATGATTAATTATTATATTATTTTGACTTTCTTTTAACTCATCCTTAATTCTCTTCTTTAGATTATCGATCGACTCTTGTGTTGATTGTATTATTGATGCTCTAGGATCTTTGCCAGCTTCA